AAAATTAACTGCATTCCTGAAATATCGCATAACCCTAGCACATCCGTTTCAATAGGTGGTAATTTGTCCTCAATGGAAATCCAGCCGTTGTTTTCTAAAAGTGTTGGTGGTTCAATAACTTGTTCAGCTTCCCCAAATAACTCCGATGCTCTTTCTTCGTCTGTTAGTGGACGAATATCTGATTTTGCTCTACCTAAAACAACACCATAAACTGCATAGGGTAAATCATAGGCTTCATAGCTTTCATAGCTTTCGTGATCATCCATGTCACCCGCAAACTCATAGGCTTCAGTAGCACCATTTAAACAGCTTTGTTTTGCTTGCTCTAATGTTTCGTGCAACCTTATTACATGTGTCTCATCCGAGACATCGACCGAAAAATATTTTTCTTCATTCATTTTCTTTCTCCGCGTTCCGTGTTTATGTGGATATACAAGAAATTCAACAGCAGCATTCAGCTGTTAGTGCTGCCGATTTACCTACGACTATTTCGCATTGCATCTAACCATTCTTGAGCGTCTTCTTCTGAAGCGAAACATCGCCCTTGTGGCAAGAATTTTTTTACAAAGGGGGCATTTGCGAACATAGATTTTACTATGGTAAAATCATTGTCAATAAACCACATATTTTCTTGAGGTTCTTTTAATGGGCAAGGTAACGTCAATGTTACTGCTGGTCTTGGTTCTTCCCACATACCAACAATATCATATTGAGCTATTGTTCCATCATTGAAATGAGATCCGCTAACAGCCCACGATACTTCTGACAAAAATACATTTTCTTCATCAACTGTATACCCTTGTACTTGGTGGTCTTTATTATCTCTAATATAGTCATCACTAATTAGGTATTTTACAAATGCCTTATCATTATTTCTTAGTTTTACTGGCTCACCTGCCAATGCTTTATTTAAATCAAATGGTTTCATTTTATTCTCCGTGTTTGTGGTTATGTTGATGTACAGGCAATTCCACCATAGCATTCAGCGGCTGTGGCGTGAGTGGCTCTTGCGGAATATTCAGCCGTCCGCCTAAAGTGGCATATGGCTTTGATGCGGTAGAGTGTTCTGCCGTTGTGGTTGATTGTGTCGTTTTGGAGTAGTTCGTATTTCTTTTGGGTTGTCATATTGGCTACCTATTAAAAAGCCCCTTTCGGGGCGGTTACCCCCTTCAATGCATAAAGGGATTTGATAAATTGCGGGATATATTGATCAAAGGCTTTCATCAATACCGGATCACGTTCGGCTGTGTAGATGTAAAGCGGTTGTTTTTGGTATTCGGGGCAGTAGCTGACAAAGTCCCACGTTTCGTAGCCTGTTACCCAAAGGGCAGATTGCACTTGAATAAGATATTCATTCGGCACACCGCCTTCTAGCAGGTATTTGATGTGGGTTTTCATTTTCGGGCATTTGATTTCCAACCCTTTTTTTAGATTGGGAATTAAGCCGTCAGGACTTACCATTAACTGTTTTTCGGCGTTAAGGTACACACCGCCGACTTGCACGACTTCGGTGTCGGTTTCAAACTCGTAAGCCATTCGTGCAAGCGGTTCAAGCTCGTTGCCTCGTGCCATATCAGACGACTTAAAACCGTCTTTTGCTCCCTCAATGCTTTCGGCAACCAGTTCGGCAAGATAGCTATTCCAAGCGGACGATTTTTTACCGCTTGGCGTAACGATATTTTCAATGCCTGTGGCGGTGGGAATGCCCAATCTGGCATTGAGCCATTCTTCTGATCCTTGTTCGCAATCTAAAATGATTAAATCGCCTGTCATAGTGGGATTTCCTCACCGACACTTTCGCCATTATCCGCCTTTTCAGCGTTTTGCTTGTCTAGCGTAAGATTGAGCTTTTTAATCACTGCCTCTGCCTGCGATTTAGGGATTTGGTTCAGTGCTTGAACGCCAATATAGGCGAGAATTTTCGCCTCCTCCGTACCGGTTACTTGCATTAACTGCCGGATTTGCGACAGTTGTTCTTCCGAAATGAGTTCAACGGCAGTGGTTTCTACCACGTTATTTTGTGGTGTGATGTTTTTAGGTGGTTTTTCATTTTCCGCAATACGCTCTGCTTCGTCTTGGTCGTAAATACCCGTAAAGCCAAAGGCTAATCTTGCACATTGGATCATTGCTTTATGGCGTAACATTCTTTTTGGGTGAGAGTTCCAAGCTGGAGAGCTCTTTTTACATTCCCCCATAAATTCCGTCACCACAATCGGTTTACTTCTATCTTTACGGTAGATAGTACAAGTACAGGCGGAATAGTCATCGGTAAAATGAAATTCCATTCCATCATATTGAGGCTCACGGTTAATAATGCGAACCCAACCATCAACGCCGACAATAGGCGTTAATCCACCGTTCCCACCGGGGAATGCATAAATTTCTTTTGTCCAAGGGTTTAATTGGTATTGGTTAGCAATAACCAATAGTGCAATCATTTGAGCATCGCTTACGGTTGCCCCTGCGAAAGCAGACGATTTAAGTGTCTCAACTAATCCTGAGCCATCTCCCATTTCAAAACGCTCGGCAAGTTTGTTGGTTAGTGTTTGTAATGCAGTTGTCATAATATGATCCTTATTTAGGTTGAATTTGTGCGGTATCAAATCATTTAGCCTTATTGAGCGAAACGCTATCCCCAAATTTCGCTTTCAGCTCACGAGCAATACTGACTGCGTTGGTTTGGATTGTTTGGTTTAAGCGAATAGTAATGATAAAATCGCCTAATGGCCCATCGGTTTGTGCCGGTTCTTCGATGTTCATTTTTGCCACATTTTGCGGATTTTCGACCGCTTGTTTGCGCTCCATTTTATCAGTAATCGCTTTGGCTTCGGCTTGTACTTTGTCGGCTTCTGCTTTGGCTTTAATCGCCGCCTCACGCTCGGCTTCTTCGGCAAGGCGTTGTTGAATAATTGGGGCGAGGTCGTCTTGGGTTGCGATCAATTTCACTGCATCAGGAAAAAGATAAGCTGATTTTGCAGCAAGCTGTTCTAATCGCTCAGTCAAGCGCCCGATTTCTACCGACATTTCGCTGATAATCAGCGCTTTTTCGGCGTTCACGGCTTTGGTTAAGCTGTCAATCGTGCGTTTATTTTTCTGTGCCTCGGCAATACGATTAGCAATGCCGTGTTTTGGCATTGTGATTTCTAAGGCAAGGGAAATATCACTTACTTTAACCAGCTTGTTTCTGGTATCAGTGATTTCTTCAATGGCTTTATCGGCAATCTGTTTTTTGATTTCCGTTTCTTTGCTCTTAACGAGCTTGTCTCGGGTTAATCGCTCTTGGCGGAAACGTTCAGCGATTTGTTCTGCTGTTAATACCAATTCCGCAATCTCGCCAGTTTGCGTTTGTTTAATTGCGTCACGAATTTTTTTCTCAATGCTTTCAAGCTCCTTCACTTCTTCTTTTGCTTTTGCAAAATCATCATCGGTTTCAAAGGTGGTGGTGAGCGTGGCAAGGTATTGATTTGCTTGCTCTTCAAAAGTTTGCAAGTTGGTAGAAACCACTCGGCTTTCGGTTTTTAAAATAAGTTCAAATTGTTGATTTGCAGTTGTCATTTTCTTATTCCTCTAAAATTCATTTCTGTGTTTGTTCTGTTCGGCTAGGTAGGCGTTGATTGCGTTACGCCAGCCATCAGAACCGGCTAGGATGGTGGCAATGGTTTCAAAGCCGTTGTTTTCTAATAGCTCGATGATGTTTTCTTCAGCCAAGATGAAAGCCTCTTCGCTAGGGTCTTCTTCTGGTTGAAGTGAAGCATCTGTGTAGTCTTCGTATCCTATCATCACACTTTCTCCGTTACTTTAAATTCGCAAGTTTCAGGCTTGCAGGTGCTTTCAGGGATAAGCTCTTCATTGCATTAGGAGGGTGATGGCAACCATAAAAAGCAGGGCGTATAAGCCGTATTTAATCCATTGTCTAAGCATGTTTAGCATTGTTTGCCTCTTGTGTACGTTTTACCATTTCGGCAAGAACGTTGAAGAAATCAGTTTCAAGGGTAATTGTTTCGGCACTTGCTCGTCTGTCTAGATGTAAGCGAATATTACCGTTGCTATCCACAAAGTAGCCGTTTAGCCCATAAGGTATGAATGGCTTGCGTTTTGGTTTTGATGGTTTAGGCTTAACCTGTTCAGGATCTTCCTCAATTTGTTCAAAATTGTAATTGTACATAATAGGCTGATGACCCCGGATTTCAGGATAATTAGGCAAATTAACGGCTTTGGTTTTATTCAGAGCTTCAATGCGCTTATTTACTGCCTTAATAGCGTTAATTTCAGACATCATCTCTGCCGTGCTGATTTCTTTTATGCCGTTTAATATAACTTCTCCGAAGTAGCGTTTTGTATGATTATTTTTTAATAAGCGGATAGTATAGCTTTCTACTTTATTGCGTTTCATTTCAGCAACTCCTTGATTTGGCTAATACGATACTCAATCACCTCAAGTATTCCGTCTTGCTTCTGTTTGCGTTGCTCAAGGTTTGATAATTCTTCTCTTAATGCTTGGCGGTTGATTTGGTGTTGCATAAATGCAGGTGAATCAATTTGTTTCCATTGTTCTACAAAGGATTTTGCCTGTTCAGGGCACTTGAAGCGTTTGCGTATCCTTGAAATCTGCACCCACACATCATTGATTTTTTGCTTTATGCGGATATCCGCTCTCCAGCAATCGTGGCGTTTATGCTTAATGTTGTGGCGAAAGCCTTTCGTGGAGCTGTCGTGCCATACACTGGTATAAATACTAAACGTCGTCATTTTTTACTCCTTGTGAATACTAAATTCATTCAAACAATGCTTATTTTTCAAGAATTCATCTAAGCACTCATCAAGAGTTAGCTCGTATTCTTTAAGAATGCCATTTAGTTCAATCAGAATCCCAGAGCATTTGTTAAATAAATTAATCCTGATTGTATTTTGGTTTTGTTCTTTTTCATTGCTGTCCACTAACCAAGGAGCAAACCAAGCAAATTGCGAGGTATGATGTAACATACGTATCGCTCTTTGCTCGGGTGGGGTTGTTCCACTAGCTTTCCACGTGTGAAGCTCTAAGTCTTCATCGAACTGGATTTGATGGTTAATGATCGTTAGTAGTGTAAAAATCTCTCCAGCAGCAAGTTTAATATGTTGTTCTGCATTATTAGCTACCCCGTAGCACAGTTTCCCTACTGATGTAGCGAGATACAGACAATGTTTTTGAGTAAGCTCAATATGGGTCAAACCCTGTTGTTTTGCTCGCTCAATAATAATTTTGTATTTAGTTTTCATTTTGAATCCTTTTATGTGGATAAAAAAAGCCCCGCACGAGGCGGGGAAACGGAGTCATTATGTTTATTATCAACCGCTCTTTTTAAGTTGTAGCAGTTACACAACTTAGCCATTCAAAACCGCTCTACACGGTAGGTTTCCACTTCGTAGGCTCGTCATCGATGATGTGCGTAAAGCGGTTTTGGATGGCGACCGCAGAGAGATTCGAACTCTCGACCCACTGCTTAGAAGGCAGCTGCTCTATCCACTGAACTATGCGGTCAAAGTACCGTTGCTTAACCCCAACGGCAGGGCTTACTTCAATCTAAGGAATGTGATGGACTAACCATCTCTAACAACTCTCTAGTACATTCGTTTCGCTGCCTAACGCCGACTTTAGAAAACATTAAAACTAAAACGGGGTTATTTGTCTCACTCTCTGTTGAGAGCTGTTAGAGATGGTGGCTCTTTTTTATACTTGTGAGCCACCGGGCCAAGTCCTCTTGTTTGCCACAACTTCGAGGAATATAATACTTGGGCAACATCTAGGGCTAATGCCGAAAAAATGAAATCACTTTGGTGTTATTGATTAGTTATTTTTTCGGTATTTATCACCATTTTTCGTATCTAAAAGCTCTTCTGTAATACAGCCATCACTAAATTTATTGATGGCTGATATTGCTTGGCAAACCGCTATTTCCAGCCCCACATAATATGGCGTTATAGAGACGGATTTTAATATTGCCTGCCTAATATCTTCTTTCTGTAATTCATCAATCGTTGAAGGTTCAACGCTGCCTAATTTAACAAATTCCTGATTACTCATTTTGTTCTCCTGTTATTAATATTCCAAAGCACACTTTCTCAAATATGCTTTGGAATTGAACCAGCGTTTGTGCTTCCCGATTCACTGCCAGTGCTTAACCTTTCCGCTAGTTCGCACATCACCAGTAAATTCGCCACAACTACCGTACTATTCTTTCAGTCCGAGTAGCTTAGAGAGTTTCACAACTTGCCTATAAGTTCATTTACCGCATACGTTTTACCGCTTTATGCAAAGATTGGTTCTGTCTCTCCAATGTCATTACATTGCTAAGTAATCCGCTTGTCGTGATGTGTTTTTGGTTTAATTTTTAAAGAACAATGCCTTTCGGCGAGGTTTAGAACCTTTATTCAAGCCCTCCGTGAAGGGCTTTGATAAAAATTCTTAGTGAATGTAGGCTTGCCAAAGTTGTTGAGCTTGCTCGGCGTTCATTTTGTCGCTTTGGTTCCAGTCGATTAACTTGCCATTTCTGAACATTGCTCTTTCAATCACAAACTCTTG